TTATGAATCCTCTGCTGCCACATTGCTGCCACTATATCCCGCGATAGGGTTTAGCTGTGCAGCCTCTTCGAGATGGTCTGGTGCGAAGTGAGCATACCTCATAGTTTCACGAATATTGGCATGACCAAGTATGCGCTGCAGTACCAAGATGTTGCCTCCATTCATCATAAAATGACTTGCGAACGTATGCCGGAGCACATGCGTATTTTGACCATCGGCTAACTGGATATTGGCAATGTTCAGCATTTCACTGAAAGCCTTATAGCAGGGCTGAAACATTTTATCCTTCAGGGGGGAAAGCTCATCATAAAGCCACCGTGGGATAGGTACAGTTCGGTTTTTCCCACCTTTGGTTTTTATGAAGGTGATCTTATAGGGTGACAACTGAGATCGGGTTAGGTTCTCGGCTTCACGCCATCTGGCACCTGTTGCAAGGCAGATTTTAACGATTAGTGTAAGGTTGATATTGCCAAAAGAATCGCAGGCTTTAAGTAAGGTTTTGATTTGCCCGTCGGTTAGCCAGGACATCTCTTTTTCTTTTTCTTTAAAGGGCCGAATTCCCTCAAGGGGGTTAGGTAGTTTCCACTCTCCGAGTCGGCGCAACTCATTGAACACAGCTTCGAGGTAGTACTGTTCGCGGTTTACGGTTATTGGTTGCGCTATCCATTTCTGTGGATTGGCATGATAGCCATTGTCAATTTTCCCGCTCAACCGCTGATCTCGATAATGCGCCCAATCCTTAGTTGTTATCCTCGAAGCAATCGGATCACCCAAGCCCCTGCAAACAATCTTCAACTTTGCGAGACGCAGTTTGCTTGCTGTTAGTGATTGCCCGTGGAGGTTGTGCCAAAGTTGAATTAGTTCACTTAGCTTCCGGCGATCCTCTTTTTCACCGAGCCAGGGCTTATCTTCAGTCTTTTTTCTTTCATAATCCTCATAAGCCTCGGCTTCACCTTTGGTGTTAAATTGCTTACGGATGCGCTTTCCATCCCTGCCGTTAGGGAATATCTGCGCAAGCCATTTGCCATTTTTTTGTTTAGTAACAGTCATAGTGAGAACCGAGGTAGTTTACTTATTGTTCACAAAGGTTGTTGCCAGCTTCAAGAATTGGACTGATGCTTTTCTTAACTCCTTTATAGTTTGGGTCGTCAGCCCATACAGCATCTATGTCGTAACCCTCCATTTTCCCCGACTGGACTGCATTTTTTGCGTTGCCATTTACAGGATATCGATCATCAGTATCAGTGTTATAAACGAAGATAAAACGTTTATTAATGCAGGAAACCTTAGCTTTGTTAAAAGTAAGGGGCCAGTCTTCACCTAATTTTGATGAATCCAAATCAACTGATTTTTCGGCAGCATAAGATGCAGATGCTCCAATAAGACATGCTATGGCAAGAAACAACTTTTTCATTCCATTCCTTATACGTGTTTTTCCAGAGTAAATAATACAGCCCCAAAAGGGGTAACATCAGATGCCCCGCATTCAAACGAGACACTTGGATTGGTTAGCTTAATTTTTCCACCGGGTAAGCGAGAAATATCATACACATCATAAGAGTCATCAATATTAACGAACCAGCGACCATTAGCGATGTTCTTGGCTTCTGTATTCACTAACCATGAGTGACCAACACCATCAATAAACACTAAGCAATCTTTATCGACTGCGGAAAGCGCCGGATCCATAAGCCAATTTCCTGCGTCATTCAGAACGCCTGACACTAATTTTTTCTTCGGAATACTTATTGATGATGTGACAACTTCGGGCTGACTATCGAACATCTCACCTTTACCAGTTGCTAACCATCTGAGAGATACGCCTGTATCTAGCGCGCATGCAACAACTACATCTCCGGGGAAATATTCCCTGCGGATCCATGTGCTGATTGTGCCAGAAGAGATATCAAGTAAATCGCCCAGCTCCTTTTGCATGGTAAAGCCGTAGGCATCTAATAGGCGGCGTAAGACATGCTTGCCACCGTTAGCCATAACTTCCTCATAGGCATCCTTGCCTTTGAGCTGAGGCTTAGAATCACGCAAATTTGCATTTGCAAGATTGCCGGTAATCAGCCAATTGATATCCGCGCCAGTCTCTATGCAGCAGCGAACAACGATCGTGCCAGGTATTGTGTCACGCTGCACCCATCCGCTAACGCTGTGCTTAGCAATGCCCAATACATCAGCCAAATCCTTCTGCATTTTAACGCCGTATGCAGACATGATGCGTTCCAAAACCCCGCCAGACGCATCTATCTTCCAGCTACCGCCCTGTTCATCGGACATAAGAAAGCACCACCAGTATCTATAAAGTTATTTACAGGTAATTTTTAACGATCTATAGTGACGCTCATCGACCAAGATGCACATCACTGCACCATATTTTACTTAACCGGAGATAATGCGATATGAAAGATGCAAAAGCAACTTCAACGCATGAGCTTGAAAGCTCGCAAAAGCAATTAAGTCCTTTTACCGACTCACAAATCAATGCACTTGTCTCAGCCTTACTGCCAAGCCTGCAAAAAATGATCGGCTCTGCAATGGCTGACGCCATGAGCGTTCGCGACTTTGCAGCAATGCGCGGCGTCAGTGAGCGCCTTGTTTGGCAGTGGCTTGACGAGGGCATACTGCTCAAGGCTCCAACTAAAGATTTCAACAATAAAAAAAGTGCTGAAAAACGCAGCAAAGTCCTTATCAACGTCAAAGCATGGCGCGACAAACTCACACAGCAGGCTGTTGATTGTCGCTATATCGATGCCCGCACTTCGCAATCTCTGAACTGAGTTTGATTATTTAAGTTGAGCAAGGGAATAGCCATGTTTGATTTTAAGACTTCCACCCATAACCACTATGACGACGCCTGCCGCAAGTTCGCACTTACCCACAACATGGCTGAGCTGGCGCAGCGTGCAGGCATGAAAGTGCAAACTTTGCGTAACAAGCTCAACCCGGATCAGGTGCATCAACTGACCGCTCCAGAAGTACTGTTACTTACCGACCTGACCGAAGATGCCACGCTGATGGATGGGATGTTAGCGCAGCTGCAGTGCCTGCCATGCGTGCCGGTTAATGAGCTGGCAAAAGATAAGTTTCCGTCCTACGTGCTGAAGGCTACCGCTGAAGTCGGAAGCATGGCCGCCAGCGCTGCAAACCCGGAGCGGATAACTGCAACATGCCGCCGCAGTATTATGGAAGCCGCAAATACCGGTATTCGCTGCATGATGCTGGCCGCACTGGCCGTACAGACACGCGTTCACTCCAACCCGACATTAGCCTCAACCGTTGACGCTATCAGCGGGCTGGGTGCTTCGATTGGCATTAGCTGAGGGCGCACGATGATTTCATTTGCGGCACACCTCAAGCGCCAGAGTCCGTCAATGTCATACGGCAATGGCTGGATTATGGGAGAGAACGGCAGGCGCTGGCATCCGGTATTAAGCCAGCAGATACAGGCAAAAAAGCAAAGAGGTAAATCATGGCTATCGAGGGCGATTCAATGCTGGTTGAGCTTACTGCCGGTCAGAGGGTTTCGGCGCTGAATCACGTTGCCTTAATTCGCGCTCAGCTGATGGGCGGCAACTGTGAAAAAGATATGGCTCGCTTTTTCTCTGAAATGCGCGATGTGACAGACAGTAATTACCGGGACAACAAGCGCGCGCTGAGCGCGATTCTTTTCCTGGCTAACATCGGTAAAGACAGGCACGAAGCTGATTTTAGTGAACTGACTACTGATGAACGAAAGGCGCTTATTTGTGCAATGAATCATTTAAAAGCAGTCGTGAGTTTATTTCCAAAGCGAATGACCCTTTCTAATTAAATAATCCGATGCAAATAAATGGCGTTAACCCGCCGGGCATTCTTTTGCCTAAATTCTGGAGAAAGTGAAATGAGAAATATCGAAACAAGAAAATTTGACGCCGACGTTGAGCAGCTTTCCGCAATCATTACTACTGCCCGCGCTGAAGAACGTGCTGAGCGCGGCCTGCAGGTGGCTCGCCGCTTAACTGAGATTGCCACGCGCATTCAGCAAAAAGGGCTTAGTGGTGTTGAAGCTGCCGAGTTACTGCGTCAGGAAGCTGAGCGTTATCAGAGCGAAGCGCAGGAGGCGATTCACTAATGGCCGATTCAATCGACATGGCGCAGGCTCGCGCCGATGAACTGCTGGCGCGCAATATCGCCAGCGTGGTTAATCGCCCGGTCAGCGTGGCGGCTTCATTTTGCGAAGACTGCGATGCCCCAATCCCGGAACAGCGCCGCCGCGCGGTGCGTGGCGTAACTCGCTGCGTCAGCTGTCAGGACGTGGCCGAACTTCGCACCAAAGTATCAAGAGGCGGTGCTGCATGAACACGATTCTGAAGTGGGCGGGCAACAAGTCCCGTGTAATGCCGGAACTGCTGGCGCACCTGCCTGAGGGTGATCGCCTGGTCGAACCCTTCGCCGGTTCCTGCGCAGTAATGATGAACACCGAATACCCTGCCTATCTGGTTGCGGATATAAACCCTGACCTCATTAATCTCTATCGCCAGATTAAAGAGCACACCCGCCCGTTTATCGTTGTGGCGGTTAGCCTCTTTAATCAGAACACAACCGGCGAAAGTTATTACGCTGTGCGTGAAGCGTTTAATCACAACCCTGCGCTGCCTCTTCTTGAGCGCGCCGCTTATTTCCTGTACCTGAACCGCAATGGTTATCGAGGTCTTTGCCGCTACAACAAACGCGGTGAATTTAATATCCCGTTCGGTAACTACGCAGAGCCGCTTTTTCCGCTGGCTGAGATAGAAGCATTTGCAGAGAAAGCCCAGCGCACGACGTTCATCTGCGCCGACTTTCGCGAAACGCTGCGCCTGACCAAAGCTGGCGATGTGGTGTACTGCGATCCACCGTATGACGGTACGTTCTCGGACTATCACTCGGCTGGTTTCAATAAGGATGAGCATCACGATCTGGTCAGCATGTTGCTCGACGTCTCGGAGCGTTGCCCGGTTGTGGTTTCAAACAGCGACACTTTCTACACGCGCAGCATCCTGCGTGCTTTTGACATCACCAAAATCAGCGTAGCCCGTTCGATTGGCGTTGCCGCAGGTAAAGGCAAGTGCGCTTCGGAAATCATCGCGGTGCGCCATCCCGCTGCC